GGAAAGTATTTTAAAAAAAGTTTATGGTGTCGAATTAGCTTCTCAAAAAGTTGAGTTGGGATTAGTTGAGGATTTGATGAAAGAATATTCTAAACTATCGCCTAAACGTATCGAAATGGAATTATTAGGTTTAGCTACTGATTTATCTAAAAAAGCACCTATGTATCAATCTTTAAAGTCTAAGTTTGACGATTTAATGAAGAAAGCCAAAGAAATTGGAGCTGATAAAATATATTCAGATGCGAAAGAGTTTAGTGCTGGTTGTGGTGAGAATATAAAAAGAATAGATAAACAAGTTAGCTCTATAAAATCAATAATTAAAAGATAATTAATAAACAGATATGAAAAAAGAAGTAAAAGATGCTTTGAACACTTTAAAAACCTTTTTAGGTATGGAAGTAAAGCTAGAACAAATGATGTTAGTAGATGGTGTTACAACTATTGAATTTGACATTTTAGAAGCTGGTCAATCTGTTATGATTGTCAATGAAGAGGATAGAGTTCCACTTCCAGTTGGTGACTACGAGTTACAAGATGGTACAAAATTCAAAGTTTTAGAAGATGGTATCATTGGAGAAATCGGTGCTAAACAAGAAGAAGTTGAAGAAGCACCTGAAGTTGAAGAAGAGGTAGAAATGGAAACTGAAAAACCAGTAGCTAAGAAAGTAGTTGAATCAACAGTTAAAGAAACTCACTTTTCTAAAGAAGAAAAAGAAAACTTAGAAAAAGAGATTGAAGAATTAAAAGCTAAGATTACAGAACTTTCAAAAGTTGAAGAAGTTGAAGAGCCAAAAGTTGAGTTGAGCGAAGAAGAAGTTAAACCAATCACTTTTAACCCTGAAAACAAACAACAAATTGAAGTAGTAAAATTAGGAAAAGGAAATTCAAAAATTAGTAACATACTAGAGCAAGTTTATAAATTTAAATAACAAACAAAAATGGCAACAACAACAAATGTAACAACTACTTATAGTGGTCAAGACTCAGGTAAATGGGTAGCAGCATCTTTGCTTTCTGCACCAACTTTATCTAAAGAATTAGTAACTATCATGCCTAATGTAAAGTATAAAGCTATACTTCACAAATTAGCAACTGATGGTTTATTGAAAGATGCTTCATGTGATTTCACTGCAACATCTACTGTAACTTTAACTGAGAGAGTTATTACTCCTAAGGAACTACAAGTAAACGTTCAGTTATGCAAATCTGACTTTGTAGATACGTATCAAGCCTTAGAAATGGGTTATTCTGCACACGATGTACTACCTAAATCATTTGCTGATTATCTTTTAGCTTATATGGCTGAGAAAGTTGCTGCTGCTAATGAGGTTGCGATTTGGAATGGTGCTACTGGTACATCAGGTTCTTTTGATGGATTCATGACATTGTTAACTGCTGACGCTGCACTACCAACTGCTAATGAGGTTGCTGGAACTACTTTAACTGCTGCTAACATTGCTACAGAATTAGGAAAAGTTGCAGATGCTATTCCTTCTGCTGTATATGGTAAAGAAGATTTAAGAATCTATGTATCACAAAACGCATATAAAATGTATGTTCGTTCACTAGGTGGATTTGGAGCTTCAGGTTTAGGTGCTAATGGTTACGATGCTAAAGGTAACAACCAAGCATTCGGAGATTTAATGTTTGACGGTATTCCACTAGTAGTTGCTGAGGGACTTACTGCAAATCAAATGTTAGCTGCTGAAAAATCTAACTTATTCTTTGGAACTGGTTTACTTTCAGACCAAAATGAGATACGAGTTATAGATACTTCAGAAACTCTAGGAGATAAAAATGTAAGAATTATCATGAGAATGACTGCTGGTGTTCAATATGCAAACGTTGAGGATATTGTAACTTACGGAATCACTAACTCTGCAAATTAATAATAATTAAATTTCAAATTAAGGGAGGGGTAAAATACTCCTCCTTTTTTTATAACTTAAAACTTTAAAAATATGTCAACTTGTTTAATTGCATCAGGACGTGCAGAGGTTTGTAAAGATGTAGTAGGAGGTTTAGAAGCTATCTACTTCATCAATTACGGAGATATTACAGCGAAAACCTACGATGTTACAGATACAGATATGATTGCAACCGTTACGGGTGTGTCTAACTTGTATAAATTTGAATTAAAAGGTACAAACTCATTCGAGCAAACTATCACTTCATCTAGAGAAAATGGTACTACATTTGTAGAGCAAACTTTATCAATTCAGTTGAAGAAACAAGATGCTGCTACTACTAAGAATGTGAAACTTTTAGCTTATGGTAGCCCTAACATTGTTGTAAAGGATAATAACGGAAACTTCTTCTTAGCTGGTTTAGAGCGAGGAATGGATGTTACAACTGGTACTATTTCAAATGGTACTGCATTAGGTGACTTTAACGGTTATTCTTTGACTTTTGTAGGTCAAGAAAAAATACCAGCAAACTTCTTAGATTGTTCAACTGAAGCAGAGTTAATTACTTTGT